TAGATACTTCCCGGATGCTATTATGGAAATAGCTCGTGTATCCTTACAGGGAAACAAACAACATCATCCTGATAAACCTCTTCATTGGGATCGTAATAAGTCTAATGATGATTATGATGCATTAGCTAGACACTTAATTGATGCAGGTACAATTGATGATGATGGGATTCGTCACACCGCAAAGGTTGCTTGGCGTGCTCTTGCATGTTTACAAAAAGAACTAGAAGAAACTAAAGAATAAAAAAAGCCCGGAATTAACCGGGCTTTATTCTAAAATATTACTAATTATTTGCTATTTACATAAAATCTAATTTCAATATTACCTTGAAGTAGACCTTTTGTACTTGGCGTATTACCTTCATCTAGAAAATCAATCTCAACTTTCTGTGGTCCTACAGTTAAAGGTACTTGTCTAAAATATAATTCTGCAGGCTCAACCCCTTCTACTATTGGAGATCTACCGCCTACTAAACACCATATACTTTTATTACGTGTACCATCACAAGCAGTTGCAGGATCACCTGGTGCATGAATAGTAAAGTCATACTGACCAACTTTTGATAGAGAACAAGTAACTTCACAACCTGTTGTATTTTCTAACTCAGTTAGTGTTATAGGAGCACCTTTTGGATGAGTCCATGTTGCAACATATGTTGTATAAGGCAAAGAGCCACCGCCTGATCCATTGCTAGCTGCAGTAATCTGACCTTGGGCATTTACTGTAATATCAGCATTTGTGTAATTTCCTGCAGTTACAGCAGTGTTATCTAAGTCAACTGTTAATGTATCTGTTGCAGATACTGTAGTTGTTAAACCAACACCACCGGCAATTTTTGCTGTATTACCTGTTGTAATGTCTTCAGAAGTTCCTAAATCACCACCAAGCTTCCAACCACTGTACTCTGCCGGTATTGTTGGGAATGTCTGTAGTTTAAAAGTACCATCTATATATTGTGATGTAGTACCTTGAACGTTCCAATTAAGTTGTGTATCTGGACCATTTAAGTTAACTTCTGTTAAAGTCATTGCTACATCTGCACCGCTTGGCCATGATGTACTTAATGACTCAATACCTGAACTTGATTGAGCAAAATTAATTACAGTAGGGCTAACATTGTTATCCATAGTAACACCTGGTCCTGTAAACTCAAACAATCCAGACTCAGTGGTATTACCTACTTTAATGCTATTTACAACATTAGTTGATATTGCACTTATTGTTAGTGTTTTTTCACCACTTGGATCTGTATTAACTGAACCTGATAAACCTGAACCTATTGTTATTTTATCACTCCAATATCCTGCTACAGTATCTGCTGCATCAATTTTGAACTTAACATCTTCTGATGCCGGTGGGATAGTAGGGAATGTTTCTAATTCACCTTCTCCATTTATATACTGTCCAGCTACTCCTTTAAAGTCTATAGTTAACTTAGGCGTTGTTGACGGATCAGTTACAGTAAAATCAATTGAATTTGCTACAACTGGAGTTACTTCAGTTGAAATACTAGTTACTGTTCCTACATTACCTCCTGGGATTGTTGCCCAATTACCATCTTGTCTTAAGAATTGACCTGCAGTTCCTCCTGAAAGATTTAATTCTATTGTACCATTTGATGTGATTGGAGAGTTTCCAACTTGGAAAGCTGCAATATCTGTACTTAAACCAACACTGGTTACAGTACCTCCACCACCTGATGCAATACCATAAACAGTACCATCTATTTCTATAGAAGTTAAATCTACTGTAGGATTACCTGGGTTACCAACTACTACAGAACCTGATCCTTCAACCCATGGTACATTAACAACAAGTTGTTTTGCATCATTAAATTGAATTCCGTATGTTCTTTGATCTGCATCTGATACAAGAGCTGCTGGTTGTGCTTGTACAACATCACTCCACAGTTTACCTGTTCCAGTAATTGTAGATGTCATTACTGGACTATTTGTTCCAGATGCTTTTATTGTAACTGTATCATTACCAGCATCAATCAAATCAATTCCAGTACCTGCTTCTAGCAATACTTTACCTGCAACTACATTATTTGAATCTACTAAATTTATAGCATAATTTGTTGTACCTGATACTTCTCCTTTTAAACCATAAGTGGTTTCTGCAGGCAAGGTAACCTTACTTGTAGTTACTTGTGTTACGTGACCCCAATCATCTACTTTAACAACTGAAATAGCGTCAAAACTATCTCCATAACTCGGATCAACATTTTCATTAACAATGTCTACTACTTGTTTATCATGATTAAATGTTACACTATCTGTACTATTACCAGAGGTTGTTATTTTATCACCACCAATAAAGAACACAGTAGCGTCACAATCAACAGTAAATCCACCTTCTCCTCCTACAAGCCATTTACATTCGCTTGCATTGTCTTTCCAAACTACAGTACCATCTGGTTGAGCAATAAGGACTTGACCAGGTGTTCCTTCTGATTGATTAAAGTCTAAAACTTTTGATGCCAACCATATCTTATTTGCTGGATCAGAAAAACCTAAACTAACATTACCTGCTAATTCTGTGTCTTTTTTAACAAGAAAATTGCCACTAACAGAAATTATTGTGTTAGCAGGATCTTGAGTCATAATGCTATCCTTTAATGCTTTTAAACTACATACTCCATCTGTCTCAGTATAAACAGGTACATAACCTATATTTCCTGATCCATCTACAGTTCTAGTTAACCCTTTAGTTATTTCACATACTAAATCTTGACCCTTTATTACAAAAGGCTCCATCTTTGGAGAGTAAGATGTCCCAGTATTTAATGTACTGTTTTGCTTTCTTCCAAATTCAAACCAGTCTGTTTTTAGATTAAGAGTTTTTTTGTCTTTGTTTCTTTGCAGTAGGTTTAAAACCTCTTGTATAAATACGCTCATTTTTTTTTTATTTATAGATACAGAGCAGACAGTTTAATATCTGCCTGTACCGTACATGTTATTGTTATATTTCCGTCAGCATCATTAAATGCATCAATTTCAAAAGGGCCTAAAAAACCCTCTTCACCAGCTGCTAAAGTTATAACAGCGTTTTCTTTAACTAATTTACCTAATGAAGGGTCTATTACTGTTGTTACCACTGGTACTACAGTAGCAGTTACTGATACACTGCTATCATTTTCTAAATGAAAAAACTGTGTTCCTGTATTAGCTAATTTATCACCTGCTAATGCTGGTGTTACTGTTGCAGGCTTTAACCCCTGCTGTGTTATTCTTTGTGCAGTTAATGTTGCCATGCTTTATTATTTACAATATCCTCTTTTAAAAGCTTCAGACTGAACAGGTTCTTTTGCTCTAGTTGACTTTTGTGGAGGATTTAAATTAGTCTTTTTTGCTAATCTTATTCTTGCTTCAACTTTTTTCTTATTCTTAGCATTTTGCAATGCTTGTGGAATAGACGTAGGGTTATAAACCCCATTAGTTGTTTCTCTTTTATAGCTTTCACCCTGCATAGGGAATGATATCTTCTTTGCCATGATTATTTCTTTTTAGATTTCTTGTTGCTACCACCATATTGTAAAGCTCTCATGCTAGCAATATTTTTTTTGTCTTGTTCTGTTTTGAACTTAGGTCTAAAAAAAGTGCTTTCTTTAGCCTCTAATTCTTTTACAAGTTGAGCATCAGACTTATTTGGTAAGCTATCATATACATCAGTTACATCGCCACCAGCCATATAACCTTTTAGACCACCTCCTTTAGAGTATGCATCTATTTTCATTTTGTTTGTAATACCTTTCTTGTTTCCCATGACTATTTTTTTACTTTTTTAGGGCCACCGTATTGTTTATAGTCTAATACTGAACCACCATTCATAAAACCTTTTAGTCCACCACCTTTAGCCATTGATTCCATTCCTGCTTTAGAAGGTGTAATGTCTCCATCTCCAGCGCCTTTTGTAAATCCACCACCGTAAGTGTAGCTCATTCCTGCTTTTTTCATATTATTTGGCATAATTTCTATTTTTTAATTGTTGTATATTTTTCAAATCCACGTGACCCAAAATAAGCTACATAAATTGTAACTAATAAAGTCTTTAATAAATCAACCCAACTTTCATCTATATCAAATGCTATATTTAAAGAGTCAAGAATAATATATAAAGATGTAATGACAGTTAAATATATTAATGTCATTGGTCTTGTATTTTTACTAAGCCATGAATCAGATTTCATATCAGACTCCCATCTTTTACTAACTTCTTGAAGTTCTATCTGATCTAATTCTAAAAGTTTCAAAGCTTTCTCTTTGTCTTCCGGTGGCATAACAGGATCTTTATCTATAAGATTCTTTACTATACCAAGAACACCAGAGTCTGGTAATAAATCTCCTACTGTATCTACAATAGCAGAACCATTACCTAATAGGAACTTTCCTACTTTAGTATCTTTAAATTTCTTTTTAGGTTTTTTATCACTCATGTTTTTAATTTAAGGGTATACTAATATTTCTAAAGGTGTATAAAGCAATTGACTATCTTGTAATGCATTTGTTGAACCAAAAAACGTTTGTAAAGAAAAGTCTTCATCACTTATACTATTTATATTAAATAGCTGAGGTCCTGACTTTCCTGTCTGTGATACTGTAATTGCAATTTTATTTACGTCAGCTACAGCTGAAGAAAAATCAAATTGATATGTTCCTGGCTGATCTCTACTTACACTTAATGTAAAATCTGTTGTGTTTTCTAATACAGTTATTATTGGATCTGCATCACCAGCTTGACTTAACAATGCTCTAAATACTTTTGGTGAAAAGCTTGAAATACTTATTGTATCTCCTTTTGTTTGAACATCAATATCACCAGCACCAATTAGAGTTCTAAACCTTAATTGATCACCTATTTCACTTTCAAAAACCTCTTGACCTCCGCCTATATTAATTGCAGATGTTTGATCACCACCACCCGTTGCATTGATGACCAGTGAACTACCATCATCACTTATATTTATATTAGAACCTGCAACTATAGATTTAAATCTTAGTGATTCACCAACTTTATCTTTATATAAACCAAAGCCACGTCCTATATTTTCTGCAGTATTGGGTTCTCCATCAGTAGTTAATTCTATATAGTTATCATCTAATGATAAAGTTAAGTTTAAGTTAGATGATAAACTTTTAAGTGAGCGTAAATAAGATATGCATTCCCCTGTATCAGGGTCAGTTGTTGTTTTTTGAAATACACCTACTCCAGATTTTGTATTTTCTGGTGTATTTTTTATTTCACATGACGCAGCTTCAACCTTAAAGTCTTTTACTTTAATAAGCTTAACTGCTTTATAAGGAATTGGAGAAGCTACACCAGTCATATCAGGCTGTTCATTCCATTTTCCTAAAACAAGAACATCATCTTTTTCAGCAAGCTTTGAAAACTTACCTTGTCTAATTAAACTTAATATGTCAGTTAAAATATTCATACTTTATTTGCCATCATAGGTCCAACCACCCATTTTATATTTTTGTTTTTTATCTTTACCAGATCTATCTTGAACAATTCTTTCTGCATTACCGCCTTTTCTCATTTTTTCAACTACAGAACCTAGCATAATATCTTCTTCAGCAAGTTCACCACCTATTCTCATAAGTAGTTTGCTTTTCTGTCTTGTCATTTTTTGCTTTGGTAAGCAAGCTCCTTTTTTAGCCATTTTATTTAAATTTATATGTCTAATGTAAACGTTACAAAAAACAAGTATACTTTTATTGTAGCATAATTAAACTCAGCATCTGGTTGTATAAACTCCCAACCCAATGCAAATCTATTGTGCGGCCAATGAAATGCTATTTCTAATTGCCAATCACCCATTATATTTTACTTTTAGTTTTTTTACAAAGACCTTGACGGCAATGCCCTAAACAAACTTTACCTTTTGTAACCCATTGTATTAATAAACAAATTTGTCTCATCTTCCTTGTCCTTTATATTTCTTTTTATAGTTCTTGCTTGTTTTTAAACTAGAACTTTTACTTTTTGCATGAACCCCAGGTCTTTTTGACTTTGAGGGTTTTTCATATACTGCTGCTTGTACTCTTGCCATTACTATGCTTTTTTACTAGATTTTCTTTTTCTAGTTTTACCAGCAGCAGCTTTAGGTACATGAGCCAATTGATTACCAACCTCTTTAATTGCCTTACCTACATCAGATAATTCTTGTGCAGTAAGCTTATAACGTTTTACAATTTCTAACAAGGTAGCATGTGCTTTTTCATCTACTGTTGTTCTTGACCAAATAGCTCTCCAATAATCTTGTAAGCTATAAGTCCAAATAACATTTATAATTTTTTTAAACATAATATGTTTTTTAAAAGTACTATATGAATAATATACAAATTTTGTCTCACTTAAACAACTGATTAACACATATAAATATTATCTTTGTCTAGTGTACTAATATCAATATACAAAATTTAACTAAGTTAAATTACATATAATATGAGATAAAAAGCAATAGTTCTCTTTTATATCTCATATACATTTAGTAAATTAAATATATCTAGTAGCCGCATTTTCTCTTGTAGATCATGGGGCTTTTTAATCCTTAATAATAACCTTATGAACAAAGACATCTTTAAACCCAGAGTAAACATACTGCCTTATGAGTATCCACAACTATTAGCATACAAAGACGCAATTAGGCATTCCTACTGGATAGATACAGAATTCAACTTTACAGAAGACATACAAGACTTTAAAGTCACTATATCAAAAGAAGAAAAAGATGTCATTAAAAAGACAATGCTTGCAATTGCTCAAATAGAAGTAAATGTAAAAACTTTTTGGGGAGATCTTTATAAACGCATGCCTATCACAGAAGTAGGTGATGTAGGCTTTACTTTTGCTGAGTCAGAAGTAAGACACAAAGATGCTTACGCTAGGCTGCTTAGAATACTAGGATTAGAAAAAGAATTTCAATCAGTAGTTGAGGTACCTGCAATAGAAGGTAGACTTAAGTACTTAAAGAAGTACTTGGATGGTACACGTTCTAGAGACAATAAAATGTATACTAAGTCTGTGCTGTTGTTCTCTTTATTTATAGAGCACGTAAGTCTATTTAGTCAGTTCTTAATTATGATGAGCTTTAACAAAGAAAAGAATGTACTTAAAGGTATATCTAATGTTGTTGAGGCTACTAGTAAAGAAGAAGAAATACATGGTAACTTTGGTGCTGAGATTATTAATATTATCAAAAAAGAAAACCCTGAATGGTTTGACCAAGAGTTTGAAGACCTAATTGACTCAGCATGTAGAAAAGCATATAGAGCAGAGTGTGGAATACTTGATTGGATATTTGAGAAAGGGGAGCTTAGCTTCTTACCACAAAATACAATACAACATTTTATAAAAAACAGATTCAATAACTCTCTAGAAAAGATAGGCATGAAACCAATCTTTGAGGTAGATCAAGAAATATTAAAAGCAGTAGAATGGTTTGATATAGAGATCACCGGTACTAAAGAAGGAGACTTCTTTTACAAAAAGAGTGTTGACTATAACAAGAAAAGCAAGAGCATCACAGAAGATGATTTATTTTAAAAATAAAACCAATGGAATATAATAAGTACTACTGGCTGAATGAAGACAGCCGCACATTTTTATCAAGAGGGTATATATCAGAAAGCCCTGAACAAAGAATCAAAGACATTGCTATTAAAGCAGAAAAGTATTTGAATATAAAAGGCTTTGCAGAAAAGTTTGAGGATTATATGGCAAGAGGGTTTTACTCTTTGTCTACTCCTGTATGGATTAATTTTGGTAAACAAAAGGGTTTACCTATAAGTTGCTATGGATCTAACGTTGATGATAACTTAGATAGTATTTTAAATGCCGGTCGTGAGATTGGAATGATGAGTAAATATGGGGGAGGTACAAGTGCTTTTATTGGCAACATTAGAGCAAGAGGAACTGAAATATCTACAGGTGGTTTTGCTGATGGTCCAGTGCACTACGCTAAGATATATGATACTGTAGTAGATGTATGTAAGCAGTCTGAAGCTAGACGTGGTGCTTGTGCAGTATACCTGCCAGTTGAGCATGCTGACATCTTAGAGTTCTTAGATATTGGTACAGAGGGTAACCCCATACAAAATCTGCAGTATGGTGTTACAGTTACTGATCAATGGATGACTGAAATGAAAGAAGGAGATAAAGACAAACGTAAAGTATGGGCTAAGATCATTCAGAATAGAAGTGAGTTTGGATTTCCTTATGTTATGTTTAAAGATAATTCTAATAACAATTCTCCGTATAAAGAACTTGGGATGGATATTACAGCATCTAATTTGTGCTCAGAAATCCAGCTTCCTACAGATAGTTATAACTCTTTTGTATGTTGCCTTGGTTCTATCAACCTGTTACATTGGGATCAGATAAAAGAAACTGACGCAATTGAAACATATGTATATTTCTTAAACGCAGTAATGGATGAGTTCATTATTAAGTCTGAGACTATGCCGGGTATGAAGAGAGCGTTTAACTTTGCTGAAAAGCATAGAGCTATTGGTCTTGGTGTATTAGGTTATCACTCTTTGTTTCAATCTAAGCTTCTTGAGTTTGACTCACTGCAGGCTAAAGGATTAAACAGTGAGATTTTTAGAACCCTTAAAGATAGAAGTGAGATTGCTTCAAGAGAGTTACATAATGATTATGGATACACATCTCTTAGAGAAGGGTATGCCAATACAACCCTTATGGCAATTGCTCCTACTAAGTCTAGCTCATTTATACACGGTGCTGTGTCTATGGGTATAGAGCCTATTAAGTCTAACTACTTTATTAAGGATCTTGCTAAGTCTAAGACTATCTATAAGAACCCATTCTTAGAAGAGGAACTTGAGAAGTATGGTCTAAATACAGACAAAACCTGGAAATCCATTCTAAAGAAAGATGGAAGTGTACAACACTTAGACTTTCCTACCAAAGAAGTATTTAAATCATTTGTTGAGATATCTCCAAAAGAGATTGTATTGCAGGCGGCACAGAGACAAAAGTATATTGATCAATCACAGTCATTAAACTTAATGATAGATCCATCTGTCTCAGCTAAAGATATAAACAAACTATATATGTACGCCTGGGAAGAAGGTGTAAAAACTTTATACTATCAATTTAGCAAAAGTTCAGCTCAGGATTTTGCACGTAACATTTTAGAATGCTCAAGTTGTGAAGGTTAAAAGAAGAATACTCAAATTACTAGCTTATAAAAATAAGCTTACATCATATCAAAAGGTTGCATCCCGTATAGGTTATATGGGTGCAGGCTTTTTGATAGCAGGTCAATGGACACTACATCCGGGATTATTTATACTAGGTTTTATATGTGTAGTTATACAGACATCATCACGTAAACAATGGAATCTTGTTGCTCTGAATATAAACGGGTTAATTGCTTGGACAGTTCATCTTATTAGAACAATGCTGGGATAAGAGTTAAGTTTATTTTCTTAATCCTTTATGGTTATCAATTCTATCTAGAATTTTATTGAGTTCTTCTGTTTTTATTAAACCTGCCATTGAAGCATTCTTTAAAGCACTTATAAGTTGTAAGATCATAAAAGGAACTACAACTACTTCTGATAGCCAACTTGTTCCTGCAAAGCCTCTTTCTACCATAAGAACAACCGTGAGTATAGCTATCCATACTGCCGTGTTTCTGGTTATTCTTAATGCTTTATATGTTTTAAAACCTTCTCTTTTACAGCCTGCCCAAACTCCAAAAATGCCATCCAACCATAATACTGAACAAACAGCTAAGTATTGTTCCATGTTTTCCATTGATAAATCAAAAAAGTACGTACATAAATACGTACAAAATGCTGTTATGCTCACTATGAATAATTTAGTTGTCATTTATAAATCTCATTTACTTTATCTATCCAGGTTTATACTATAATATAACTAAATAATATGTCATATAATAGATTTAAACCTGTTAATTTGTCTTACTTAATATAGAAATCAGAGTTTTTAAGGTATGAATCCCATTTCTGAATAGAATATAGTAGTGGGAATACATCTTTAATGTTTTTATATACCTTTAATTCTCCTTTTCTTTTACCTCTTTGATATACATAATTAGAATTAGCATAAAATGCTTCTTCATTTCCGGTTGCTTTAGCCATTGTATATTTGAAACCTCCAACAAAAATCATTTCAAAAGCTTCAGACATTTCACTTACTGATCTTGATGCAGCAATAGGTGAGTTAAACATTTGCTCTACCTGTTCAAACCCTGCAAAAGAAGGCATGAATAAAACAAGTTCCTTATATACTCTATCTGCTTGATATCTTGTTAAATTTTTAAATCTCTTTTCAGTATCACTATCATCATCATCACCAGATAATAAATCATCAAATAGCAAAGAAATAAACATAACACTAAACATGATACCTAAATCACCCATACTTCTATAGAAACCAAATAGTCTATTCTTAGCTCTTTGATCTATGTTACCACCTCCACCATAATCTCTTGCTTCTCCAAACTTTTCACTAGTATATGCTCTAACTTGTTGGTTTAGGTATTCTTTACCCATTGTTCTAAAGTTCATATTACCTTGAGCCAACTCTTTTCTTGCAAAATTTAAGAATGATAAAGCAGATCTATATCTACCTTCCATCCATCCTAGATTTTCATCAAAGTATTCTCTTTGATACCTTGCTCTAATTGCTGGGGCCAACCACTTTTTAAATTGAATAGCTAATGCACCAAGTGTATGTGACTGAAGAACAATTCTATCTTCCTTGGCATAGTTACCATGGATTTGTTTATTAACTTCTCTAATCTCATTTCTAATTTCATATCTTATATCATCATTATAAGCTACTTCTTGTCCATTTCTTTTGATTACTATATCAAAACCATCTTTAATTTTATTCTTATGTGTTTTTGTATCGTATTCAAATGCATCATAGAATGACAGCTCTTCTCCTGTTTTACTATTTCTAATCATAGTATCCATAAGTATAGCCATACCCACTTTGGTCTGTGAATTATATTCAGCAGCATCTTGCATCACATAACCCCACTCAGTTGCTCTATCAAACCAACTTTTACCATCTTCAGTAGCTCTACTTTGTTCACGTATATCAGACATACTATCCATCATTCTGAACATATCAACAAAAGCTTCATACTTACTATTAGGTAGTTTTTTATCATAGTCAGCTTTAGCTAATCCTGGTATAACACCTAATGTTACTACGTCAAGTAAATCTTCTGCTCCACCATGTGCTGTTCTATTGACTAATCCTGGAATAGCTCTCTTATTAAATTCCCAGGTTGCTCTTTTAAATGCCTTTTGACTATAAAATCTACCACCAATAGATTCAATATTGTTATTTATTCTACCAATCAAGTAGTTATTAAAGTTACCAAATGGGTTAAACGCTACATATGACAAAGAAGACAACTGAATAAGACCATCTGCAATTTTATCTACAGCACCCTTAGTAATGTTTTCATTTTCATAATGAATCATAGACATAAACTTCTTTGCTCTACGTACTACATTTTTTTCTTGAGTACTTGTATTAGCTTTAGTACCTAAATTATCTATAACTTTATCTTTTACTTTTGCTACTAGATTTAATCTCAATCCAGGAGCAGGAGTATATGTTCTGTTTTCAATTACCTTAACAAAAGCTTTTAAGGTATCATCTACAGCGCCCATTGTTTCATAGTTTTGAGCCATTGCACTAAACTTAAGTAAACTAGATGCCATATCTGTGCTAATCTGTCCTCTACTTGGTGTTGCTCTGAGCCTTACCATTTTACCATTTAATACAGCTATTTGCTTTTTATACTGCTGATCTTGGATTTCATTCTTTTTATACTTTGATTTAAGAAGATCAATTTCTTTTTGTAAATCAGCCATATCAGTATCAAGCTTAGGTCTACCGGTATAGTAAATAGGCATTTGATCAATAATATAACCCTCATTATCTAGTATAACATTTTTTTGAGTAGAGGTTTGTTGAAACATATTCCAAGCCCTACTCTCTGTCATACTAGCATATAGCTTGGTAAACAAAGTCCCTTTCTCTTTTACATCAGTCATCAATCTATTCTGTACTAAAGGAACTCTACCCAACATTTGTGCACTTTGCCCAATAGGTATTTTCTTAAGCAAGTCATTCTCATACATATCTATGTATAATTGATAAAACTCCCTTTGGGCTATAGATTTTGCATCAGTACCACTCATTATGGCATCATACTTGGCGTTTCTCATATTACGCCCATCAAGGGTGGTTTCTAGTATTTGTCTATACTCTGCTTTAGGCACCATCATATCTTGACGGTCTTCTATAATTTGCCCTGTTGCCTCTCCCTTTATTCTTACAGCTCTGGTATATTCAACCGGCTGATAATATTTTGCAACATAAGCTGCATAGTCTGCATCTGAAATATTTTTTTTCTTTTCCCAACTTCCTCTTTGATTAGTTTCAGCACCAGGTCTCCACACTTCATATTTATTTCTGATATCAATAAACTCTTGGGTGTACTTGTGATACATACCTGAAGGACGTAATGTACCATCATCTCTTTTTTGCTCAGCCATATAAAAATCACCATATGCTTTCTTTTTAGCAGCTAGATCTTTATTGTATTCTATATCTTCTTTACTTGCTGTTTCTAAATTATAAACAGGTCTGTATTGATATGGTGTACCTTCATTATCATAAAGTTGACTTCTGAGTTCATTTTGTATAGCCCAATATTGTTCTCCTATTTTTGTTACATATCTACCATTAAAAGTACCGTCTGCATCATACTCTAACATGAATTCATATAACTCGTCAAGTTTTAATTCAGGAGATAACTTTGCAAGCTTTTGTCCAGCCTTTCTTATAAGGTTTTCTCTTTGAGCTACAAGATCTAATAGCTTTTGATTTTGGGCTTTTCTTATTTTATCCATTGTAGCCAATAGTACATCTGGAGATGTTGCCATATCTTTAGTTTGATATTCAGTGTCACTGATATCTGCAGCTTTTTCCATCAAAAGCTCTAAGTCTTTTTCAGTATATAAACTATTTTCACCACCAAAATCTCTATTTGATTTTAGCCTCACCATTTCTTTAACATAGTCTTTTAGTGCTTCACCTACTATTCCTCCTGTGTCAGTACCAGCACCACTAAGTAAATTAAGTTGTTGTTGTAATGATAAAATTAAATTCTTTTGAGTATTATTTAAACCTTTTAAATCTTTAAGTATAAAAAGCCCTTCAAATGTTTTCATATACTTATCAAAGTTTAAAACATAAGAAACATATTCAGGAGAATTTATATTCTTAGGATTTTCTACATAAGCTCTAAAATCTTTTATTTGAGATAAAGCATCAAGCAAAACTTCAGACAAAGCTTTTGATTGGCCTTTAACATTACCAGCCATAGCTAAGTTTATATATGCTATTGTTTTAGATATTTGATCAATTTCATTTTCTTTTGTTGATTCCATATATATATTAGACTTCAACAAAGGAATCATATCCCTTTTTTCAATAAGTGCTTTCTGATATGTATCTAGTAAACCAGCTGCAGCATTATATTCATCATAGTTTTCTGCTGCTTTTTTATCATCTTCAGTTGTTTCCTCTTTCTGGTCCTTACCATTCCATATTTTATTGTATGAACCTTCTTGATCTTTTTCTAATTTACTTTTTTGATAGGAGTTTCTTACTTCTGGTACAAGAGCATCTACTAAATTAAGATTTTGACTTACAGGATGAGGAACCCATCTATCAAATTCAATTGATCCATCAAACACTTGATCAGATCCTGTTCCTTCTATACCAACTTTAAAGTGTATTGTAGAGGTGGCCCATTCATCATAAGATACTTCATACCCCATATTTTCAGCCATTCTTCTATAAACATTAACTTGTAAGTTATGCTGTTGCTCTGTTGATAATTCTTTTGCTAATCCTTGTTGATATAACACTGAGTCTTGTTCTAAGGCGTAAAATCTTTCTTTATATTGATTTCCTACACGCTTTCCTTTTTTATCATTTAAAGCTACCTCTTTACTTAACTCATTTTTTGTAGTCTTAAGATCCATGATGTTAATTCTACCATGTTGATCTATAATAAATACATCTGCAGTACCCGCCATCTTAGAAGCTTCATCAAACAAAACAACTTGAGATAACACAATTGCACCTTTCATTTTTAAACTATCCATAATACTAGCAAGAGTATCAAAAGTATCTTTAGCTTTATCTTTAGATATGTTATTTGTCTCTAGTGCAGCATATGCATCTTCAAAAGAAAGGTTAGCAATAACACCATCTAATAGTGTGTCAACCTCATTACCAATATCCAAGTTAATCTTATGAGCAACTTGTTTATCTGGTGAAAGTTTTCCTTTTATAGCTGTGGTTACTGATGTATATACTTTATCAGAATCATTAGAATTTATGTATGTATGATCTTCTTTATTAAGTGTTACAATTGAATCTCCAGCAGCTGCATCTTTTACTGACGCTGACAGAGAATCAACAAGACCAGAGTTTTCACTCTGTGCTACATTAAATAGCTGCATTATAATAGGCTTCTGCGTATCATTAGCTCTTTCTAGTGCATCTTTGACTTGTATTTCTTTAGATGGTGATAAACTATATCTTAATTTACCATCAACTCTTTTTTCTAGTTTAAACTGAATACCCTCTGTATTAAGTAGTTTAGCAATATCACTTAGACTTGTACCCGGTTTAATAGCAGATACAGGTAACTCTCTACCAGTAATATATTTATTAAGGTTTTCAATTACTCCTTTAAACCACTCAAGAAGTTCTTTAACTTTTGCTAAGAATCCTTTTGTAGGTGTTGTTTCATATTCTTTTTTGAAGTGTCTTGATAATGCTTGTGTTACAATTTCAAGATCTCTTTCTGTATCTGTAAAGTTTCTTGTGCTACTATTGTAAGCATCTTCAATTTCTGCTGATAGTTCTGGAAAATTATTTACTGCTTCATCAAGAAGTGAGTTAAATAATTCTTCATTCTCCATCTTTACTGCATCTATAAAAGGATGCAGCATTTCTTCAATTGCTATTTCATCTGTAACCCTACCTTTTATTAAGTAAGCTACACCATCCATATAAAAAGAATTTATCTCATTAAAAGGAACATTATTGGTTTTAGTTTTTGGTAATGATTCATACATTACTCTTGCTTGTGCAACAGATAACATTTTAACTTGTATCTGCGGAAACATTCTCTTAAGATGCATAACAACCGCTCTTGATCTATTGGTGTCCCATGATCTTGAACTTTCAAGTATATCTCTAGCAGAGAACATATCATTAATAGGTTCAATCTTATAGCTTTTTGGCGTTCTTGTTACTGTAAATGAATCTTTTGGTATGTTATTAATTTCTAAGTATCTGTAAAACCTTTTTAGATTACTTTGTAAAAAAGCTTCATCATATGATAATGTCTGAGGATTTGAATTATTAATTAAAAACTGCCCTGCTAAATTGCTACCTATTCTTTCTCTTCTTAAATTATTGAGCACGCTTTCTCCAAATGCTTTTCTTTTTAATGAGAATGCAACATCTTGGTCTTTAACCATAGTCAGAGCTTGGACAACACTAGGAAACGCATCAGAATCATTAACACGTTGCCAGTCACTAATAACCTTAGATGTTTTGATATCAGTACCATATTCATCCTTTAATGCTTGGTATCCCGGATCATTTCTATTATAACATTTAGCCATTTGATTATTGTTTAATTATATAAGACATTTAAGTCTCTCAATTATTTCTTGTTCTCCCTCTTCTGTTTGTGAAAATAAATCACCGTATAAAGCTATTGCATCATCAAGTGTTTTTATATTTTCTCCAGAAAGCTTTTCTAAAGCAGCACTATTACCTTCTACATTTGCATCCCACCATTCTACTAAACTTGAGGCTTCTGAAATTTCTTCTGAAGCAAAAAGATCAAGTTCTAGTTGTTCTTGCTCTTGTTGTTCAAGTTCTGTAGCTTCTGGAATGCTCATATCAGTATCTTCTATAATAGCATTTCCTGTCTCATCAAATATAGCACTATCTGTGTTAGCAGACAACTCAGCCATTATTTTTGCCATATCAGATATATTTGTTTCTGCTGCATCTATATCTGCTTTAACTGTTACAGAATCTGTAGTTTGATTAACTATTGCTGAGTCAGAGTTTAATACTTCATTAACTTCTAGTATAGCTCCAAGATTAGTATCAACAGGATACTCAACCTCACTAGTTTGTTGTGCTGGTTGTTCTAGTTGTGCAGCTCTATCTTGAGGTAAACTATTTTGTGTAGTTCCTTTGCCTACATTTCTTGCTTGATCATATGTAAGTCTAGGTCCTCCTACAAAACCACCACCAAATTGTTGATTAGAACCCATAGAAGGAACTTCTAAGTATTCAGTTACCTTTGCATTAGGATTATCTTTAGCAAGCAATCTAAACAAAACATAGAAATCTCTACCTTGTCTTTCAACTTTAACCCTTACAAACTCTTTTGCATTTACATGTTCAAAACTCTCAGAAGTAATAGTAAACTTATTAGGTCTAGAAACTGGGTCAAAAGTAAAGCCTTCATCAAGACTAGAAGCATCATAAGTGACAAGCAATGGTCCTACAACATTAGATTGTAAGTATCCATATTTAAAATCTTTCATCACTTCTTGTTTAGAGATACCAAAAACACTTTCAAATTCTACTTGTCCTTTAAGTGCAGCTTCTACAGAACCAACATTCTTAAGATATTTATTCATAATAAAAGGACTCATTGCACTCATAAGACTTCCATACTTAAGCTGCAATCCATCTTTAACCATCATGTAATGCAGAATGTCTTCAGCTATTTCTCTTGTCTCAAGTGAACCATATAGTTTTGCAAAGGATGTTTGTAAATCAAGTTTATTAGATGCATTAAGTCTTCTCCATGTATCCGCTTTTACTAAATTCATTCCTGTGTTATTACCCTGAGTTCCGGCATATTGAGTACCTACAAAATTATCTAAGAAGTAATTAGGCTCTGCACCTTGTTCAGCTCTTAGCAATTGTAAGTCTTCAATTTTTTTAATCAATGATAAGTTAGTTGTACCTACAGGACCAGGATAAAGCAATGTGTTTTCTACAGAAGAATTACCAGAGCTATTATTAAGAAGATGTTGGTATGACTTAATTGTTAAATAAGATAATAGATCTTGTTCAATACCATTTTTTGCTACATTATCAAAACCTCTTGAGTCAACATTCATTTGATTATAAGTAGGCTCTAGTATATCATTAAAGTCCTGACTCATAGTTAAAATAGTGTTAGGTAAAAGATCATTATGTATTTGACCAAATATTTCTAAATAAGTACTCTGCCAAGTTTTGCTATTCTTACCATAAATAGGTCTGATATTCATAGGTGCTTCCTTATCAAACAAACTAGTAATTGTTTCAATAGCATCTTTCATTTCTGGTATTGAACTAGGTAGACCTTGAGTAAGACTTGTTACTTTATTTATTTTACCTGTAAAGTTTTTAATGTTATTAAGTCTATCAAATAAAAATAGTATTTGAAGTCTTTCATTATTAGTTAAATCTTCAGTGCTGTCTACAGCTGTCTCTAAAAACTCATCTGATAGTTTTACAAATGGCGGTTTATTACCACCTTCTTTTTCCTTAGCAACTAATGATGCTAAAGACGCAATACGCTTTGTTAAAAGAGTATCTAAACCTGCATCAAATTTGTCCTCTTTATTTAAAGCTTGATCATACAAGTCTCTTATTTCAGCAGAATTTACTAATAAAATTGAAGTTCTTAATGGGATTCCCAATGAAACCATATTACCAACTAAACCAACAGCATGAATATTAAGACCAAACTTTGCTATTAAACGTTCTTTAGCATTATCGGTTTCCATTGTTACTAGAGTAGAAATAATATCTTGTATTCTTTCACCATTTATTTTGTCTTTAGTAAACCCATCATATGTATTATTATTAAATTTTATAGGACTAACTAATTTAATATTGTACTCACGCAATAAACTTAAAGCTAAATTAGGTTTAACAATAGCACCAATTGCAGCTCCTTTGTTTGCTTCAAAGGCTTTTATCATTCCATGAAGTGTATCAATATCTACATCAGAATCCTTTCTGCTTGCAAATAATTCTATACCCTCAACATTAGAAAGCTCATCAAATAAATCTTCTAATATTTTTAAGTCAGCTGCTTGATAAGCAATAGGCAAATCAGATTTACCTTCACCAGCATCTTGATCAATAGTCTTTAGTGTTTCACCTGTTACACCAACATTACCTGCTAATACATATCTATAATCTAAAATGTTATTGTTTAAAACCGCCTCGTTAGGTGATCCAAACTTTTTAGAATATTCTTCAAATTGTTTTTTAGTAACAGGAAGACCCAATATTAACATTGCTCTAAGAGCTTCTTCTGATATACTGTTTACACCTTGTTTGTCTGTAACTCTATTTTGTTCAGAATCACTCAAAGAGTTTTCTCTTCTAATAGCCAAGGTTTCCTCCTTGTATAAAGAAGATGATGTACTATAAATATTATTAGGTTCAGAAGCTTTTTGATTCATGTACTTTATATACTCAAAATAAGAATTACCAGAACCGTAAGCTTTAAATTCTTTATTGCTATCTAAATAGTACTCTTTTGCCAATGCATATACTTTATCAATATCAAAATCCGCTCCTGATATTTCTACAAGTTCTTTTGGAAATATAGCTGTTGAACCATAATATACAGGCATAAAATCAACAACTCTTATGTTTACAGCTGAATGTTTATCTTGTGTTGGTATACGTACTCCAAACAACTTGGCTACTGCATCTGGTATTGAAGCATTTGAATTTTCTTGAATTAACTCCATTACATTTCTATCCATAGGAGGCATAATAGTTTCACTATATCTTACTCCTGTAGGCTCCCCATTTACAACATCATCATTTTGGTATTCCATAACCCCTGTTCTAAGAACATCAAGAACAAGAATGCCATCATGTTTACCATCAACAAGATCATTTATGTTTTCTAGGCTCTCTCCATTATAAGAACTTTCTCTTACAATCTCAGATCTAATAGGCATACCGTTTTTCATTTCATATACACGTCTATAAACCTTATGACCAAATGAAGATAGTAATGCAACTGAAGTACCAGGTACTTTTTCTCTTAGTGTGCCTTTGCTAAAATAAGTCAAGAAAAGTTGTTCAAACTTTTTAGCTGTTACCGGACTGTTTAAATTATACTTTTGAACACCATCTTCAACTCCAAAGAACTCAAGTAAGTTTGATGCAGCTCCTGAAGCCATAAGACCTTTTTGTGCTTCTAATAAAAATGCAGCAAGATTTGGGGTAATGGCTCCTTTTTCTTTTGATAATTCTAACTCATCAAGTGCCGTGTCAAAACTAAATACTAAATTTCTTTTGTTTTTGTATTTTAAAGTTACTCTTTCTCCTACTGCTTTGTTGTATGCGTCTCTTACTTTTCCTACAGTATTTAACTCAGGGCTTCCTTCTATAGTAATTTCTACATCATCACTTTGTTCAGAAGTTATAAGCTCCTTGATTTGGTTCATATCAGTTACTATAATCTTGTTAGAAGGGTTTACAACTTGAAGACCCAAGTAAGATGTGTCTAAATTAATAGATTGCAAATCTTGTGTTGTATCAAATACATTTGACTCAAGTAAATTAATCCCCTGTTTTAGCATTTTTATTGCTGAAACTGGAGCCGCCATTGCAAAGTTTTTATTTGCTTCTTCATTAGCTTCCATTTGTTCACGTAAATAATGAAGCTGTTGCATGTTAGGTTTAGCCTCCCACGTACCTGTTTTTTGATTATAGTTGGATGTATACTCTTTTGTTAAAACGGTAACTGACATTTTTAAAGCAGTTTTACCATCCATATATACAAACTTCTTAGAGTTTATAAAGTCCTGTTGCTTTGCTAAATTAATAGAGTTTTCAGCAGAACCCCATGCTCTATCAGCATTTATAGACTCACCCTTATCAATGCTATCTAGCATACTTGCCATTGCAGGACTTAATCTACCAAATGCAAAAGTAGAATATCTTATACCTTTTGTAGTAATATAAACTTGAGCATCTGCTAATTCAATATCATTACCTGTAAAATCAGACTTAGCTGTTGGATCTTGGAAAGGATATAAATCAAAATTAGTACTAGAATGAGTAATACCTTTATTAAGATCCGTAATTTCACTATAGGCACTATAGTATGCAGCATTCTGTAGTTTTGCTCTTTTAACTTTATCAACCATGTCTTTTAAAGATACAGCTTGATCACCAAGCAGTAAATCATTCATTGACTTAGAATTGATATAGTTGTTAAAAAATATTTGTTTTAAGTTATATGCTGAATCATTTGTAAGATTTAACTTAAGTTGTGATAATTCAACAGCACCTCTAGAAACACCAGATGCAATAGTTAATCCGTTTAATACTTGCGTAGAAAGATTATCTTTTGCTTTTAATGATGTAATCACATCATCAAATTCTTTAAAGCTTTGCTCTAAGCTTTTATTAACTTCTGATCTAATAGATGCATTTGTTACACCTACAGCTAGTGACACAGCTTGTTTAAAAGAAACCGTCTCTCCTTGTTTAGCTTTATCAATAGCAACTTGTATTAATGCTTTTTTGGTTGATTCAGAAAGCAATAATCCATTATTAGTAAATTTGAATGCTCTGCCTTTATCAGACCTATCACTTTTTTCATTATTAAATCCTTGAATATCACCAGGTGCATTTTCAAATGCTAATGTTTCTTTGCTAATTCTATTAAACTCAGCCTCTATGCTATTTATAAATACATTAATAGCTTCTGGTGTAAGAACAACATTACCGTTAACTTCAGTAACTGCTTTAATAACAGGCAAACTTGTTAGGTCTCCAGTGTTAGCTGCTTCCATTACTCTTAAAAATACAGGAGCCATTGCAACTTGTTGGCCGCCTTTTCCTTCTACAGTTTCAACTCTACCCGTTCTTCTGTTAAAATTAGAAACATAGTTGTTTATAATAGCTATAGCAAACTCTTGTGGCGTAAACTCTCCAAAACTTTGTGTTGATTTATTTTTTGATATAGATTCATTTAATATATCTTCAACAGCTTGATCATTTTCAGCGTTTGTAATTTGCTCTTTAATTTTACTACCAGCAACTCTTATTACTTTTAGTCTATTCTGATCAGATAAGTTTAAAAATGCTTCACTATTAAGCAAATAATTATTTGATAAAAAGTCTTCACTTTTTAATTGTTCAATTTTAGATCTGTTATTTAATGACCCAATGCTTTTTAAATGATATGTAGGTAATTGATGAGCATATACAATATCACCATTAGGATTTATAAATGTTGATGATCCAATTGTTTCATCAAATGCAGCATTAGAAATACTAAGCTTAGTAAGTCTTGATGCCATACCATCCTGTTTAGTGGAATATATATTTGCATTTGTACTAAACCCAGAATATAATTGATCTAATAAATCATTTGTTATTGGTTCCTCTGTATATCCATCTGACAATGCTTTTAATTCAGGACTGTTTTTTAAGTCAGCTTCTGTTTTAGATTTAGCAATACTATATGCAATGTAGTTAGGGCTTAATCTAATACCTATTAGATCAAACATGCGTTGAGAAAACTCTCTAGACATTTGATATGCTAAAGATGTTGACTCTGGATATGAAGTCATTGCCTCTTTCATATCTTTAGTAAGGCTTAAGAATTGCTTTAATCTCTTAGGGTTAGCTGCAGCAAGTTTTCTTTTTGTTATGTATGCTTGAGCCCATTCATCTAACTGAGCATTAATATCATCTCTTTCAGATGCGGTATATACTAATAAGTTACCATTACCATCTCTTTCATTAAATAGATAATCAACCTTGTAGTTTTCAAATCCTTTTAATATTGATATCAATAATGAACCATCTTTAACATCTTTAAATGGTTGCTCTGATGTTAGACCTTCTATTGTTAATCCCGTATCATTAAATAATTTATCTACAACCGCCTTACCTTGTGGATTTAATCTAGAATATGCATACATTCTTTTAAGCATAACTACAGGATCACTTTCATTTGAAACTGATTTTAATAAGCTAGTATATGCTTCTTGAAATTTAACAGGAACAATCAATGCTTCACCCTCAGTTAATTCTGTCTTACCAAAGAAGTCAGTATCAACCATTGTTGTAGTAGCTATATATGATCTTACTTTATATGATAAAGAGTTAAAACCACCTATCTCTGCTGCATCTTTATTAAAGTCACTTGTACTTCTTATACCTGAAGTCTCTTCAACATTTTCTATTTTTAATTGATTAGCCTGATCCATATCAGAAATAACATTAATCAAAGCAAACACTTCTTTTTTAATGTCTTCAGGATAATTTATAAATGCCATATCAATTTGTTCAAGATATGCTTTCTTTGTTCCAGAAAAACCTTTGTTGGCTTCTCCCTCTGGATCAAGCATAATCATGAAATCTGTTTCAAGATCATTATATACTTTTGTAGGGTTATATGACTTCTCAGTTAATGATAATTCATTTACTCTATTTATAAACATACCAGCCATAGATCTAATTAAAGGATCTATTACATCTGAGTCAACATATAGCTCTCCTGCAGGCTCACCATTTTCTACAGCTTTAGATGCTGTGTCATATCTAACTAATGCATTGGCAATACTAAACGCACCGCTTAAAGAGTCATCAAGTTGTGTAAATTCATTAAGTTGTACAGGGGCATTTTTAAATTTACCTGAATCTATATTTTCATATAACGTTAGTAACTCTGTAGAAGAGTACTTAGAAAATACAGCTTTAATCCACTCTATTAACTTAGTAAAAAATGATTTTATTTCTGTATCTATTTTTGAGCTTCTTGGATTCATTTTGAATGCATCAAATTCATCCGCCATATATTCTTCAGCAAACTCATTTTCTAACTCAAGTTGAGACATTTCTTTATATTGCTCAGCTGAATTCTTAAACTTTTCTAATTCTATTTTATACTTAGATCCATACTTGGCTTTTAATTCTTTTTTAGCAATACTTCTATATCTATCAATCTGCCCTTGAGTAAGAACTGTTCTAAATATACTATGGAATGCCTCATGGTATTTATAAGGGCTTAATGGGCTTGTATATATAATACCGTTTACATCTACTCCATTAGCTACCCTATCTAAATTTAATACAAAAGAACCTACTCTTTCATATCCTTTAGAAATACCATTGTCAGCAAGAACCAAAAGATCTTCTACACCAATTATATCTGGTAAATTATCATTAGCCCAATCTAAAAACTCATTGTAGTCTTCTATACGCTCTACTTCTGATGTTGCTTGTACTAGCTTATTAGCTCCTCTTTCTAGTTTTTTTCTTTTAGCTAATAAATCTTGGTACTCCTTGCTTTCTTTAATAGCTTTTATTTTATCCTTCTTGGTAGTTAGGCCTTCTTCTAGCTTCTGCTTTAAAGCACTAAGCTCATTTTTTACAGTATCAAGAGTAGTTTCTTTTTCTGATTTTTCTACAGCTAGTGCACCGGCTCCTCCACCTTTAATCACCATAAGGTTAACTAACTGTTTAAAGTTTGAGTCTTTCATTAACTCTTTTTCTCTTTCAGTTAATTCAATCCCTCTGAGTATTGCATTAGAAATGTGATCAATATTTTCTTGATATTCTCCAAAGTTATTATTAGATACATCATCTACCATTTTATCAAACTCAGCTTCTTCCATATCAGATACGGAATCCTCTGCTTCTGCAGATGTAGGTCTATCTCTACCTACTGCTGATTCCATTTCTAACTCATTGCTTTTATCTGTATTAGGAATATATGCAATATCACGTGATAATTGTATAGCATCTGATGAAGCAGAAACTTCTGCTGTTTGATTTTTTACTACTTGTGGTAAAACTTCAGTAGTACTATTTTCATATATTACATCAGGAGATACACCTGTTGCAAAAGATTTTCTAAAGTTTTTATTTTTTAATCCTGCATTTAAATCATCTACTGTTTTATCTTGATTATACTTTGCAAGTAAGTCTTCAAATACATCTTTAGCAGACTCTTTTGCTTCAACTTGTTCTGGTTTTAGACCAACATTTAAACTTGTTTTAGTGCTTGTATTATCTAAAGAAATAAAAATAGATCCGTCAGGTCCTACATTTAACTCTATTAAGTTACCCGAATAACTACTTAAAAACAATCTTTCATTTAATTCTGCATTATACTTTGCAGCTTCTTCCATACTTTTTTCTGAATCTTTTATAGCACCTATTCTTTTAGCTGCCTCAACTACATCTACATATAATTCTTGTAATTCAGTATTAGTATATTCAACCGGTTTTAAATTTACTTTTGCGTATGTACCATTTGGCAACCTAACCATAGCTAGATATCTGTCAGTACCCTTTCCTGCATCCAGTAAGTTATCCCACTGATTCTGCATTCTAAGTTGTTGCTCTATTGCTTCTTCTAAAGCCTCTCTTTCTTTACCTTTTAAATTAGTAGTAAAGTCATAAATTCTTTTACCTGTCTCTTTATCATATTTTAAATCAAATACAAATAAGTTACCTTCTTGATCTGCTGTATTGTACTGCAATGCATCCATTGATATAGGATAAACCGTTTCTCTAGATTTAGCATATGCAACTTGACCACCCCCGGCTACTAAGTTTATATTAAAAGGAAGCTCCTTAGAGTCTGCCATAAAATATGAAGGCTCACTACCTATATTTAAATTATCAAATGTTTGTACAATTAATGCATTTATTGCAAACGCTCTGTGCACTTTCTCTAGTGCTTCAGCTTTTTGTTCTTTGTTTAATCCTTTTTCTGCTAGTATAACATTGCTTGCTTGTTCTCTAGTCATAGATCTAGGATCTATAGGACTGTTTGTACGTTGATCTCTAATTAAAAAAGATTCATTGTTTATATAAGCAAAAATTCCTTCCTCACTATTGGATGGTTCAATGCCCATCTCAACTAGTTTTATGTTAATACTATCACGTAAATCAGATGTAGCTGCTCTTATACCAATGACGTATTTACTTACTAATCTATCTATTAATGGATTTGCTTCTTTATATATTTCACCATCTCTATTTTTAGCAACATAAGCACCTGTATTGTTACCGCCATCAGAAGTTCTCATAACAACCAATTGCAATCCTGCTATTTCTTCAGGAGAAAGCAAACTAAGAATAGCATTATATCTTTCTATTGCTTTAGCATTATCAGTACCCACACCACCTTCAGTATAGTTTACATGAGGATAGAATGAAGTTAAATCTTTTAATTGAATCTTAGTTACTGTATCCGGAATCAAGTTAAATGTAGTTTCTTCTAAAGTAAACTTGCCATTAAACTCACCTTGTGGAATAAACAAAAACTTTCTTTCTGAAATAGGACCTGTATTATCAGATTCTTTAATTACTTTAAGTTTTTGATTTTCTCCATACTTTTTAGAAAACCTTGGATCTTGAACAACTATATATTTTACACCATCTTTGTATACTATTTGTCCATATGTTAATCCATCAACACCGTCAAAACTAAATGGAGTTGTGGAGTCTACTAGATTTGCATTCAAAGATTCTAATGCTTGTTTAGCTGTTTTACCTTGTCCAGATAAAAATACTCCTTGTACTGATTTAAAATTTGTATCTATAAAGTCTAAGATATCATCTGATAACTCATTGCCTTTTTTATCCAGGAGTTTATACATTTCAACAATTTCTCCTGTTTGGTTATCTACTACTGATATCTTATATATATCTGCAGTAACACCTTCTTTATAGAAAACTCTTTGAGGTGTATCTTCTAACGCTTGCCCTTCTTCTAAACTAACATCTTTACTTTCAACAATATCAGACATTTCAACACCTGATTGATTTAGTATTGATGTTATAACAGGGTTGTTAATTAAAACTTCAGGGTCTTGTAGAAACTCTTCAAATCCCGTATCATTTTTTATTACATCTTTTTCAAGCGGATTGATAAACTCTAATATACCCTCAACATTTACTTCAGGTTTTCCTGATGCCCAAACCTTTTTTATAGCATTAACAACATTTCTAATATTCACTGCTTCTGCAGTATTCATCCATTCAGTGCTATCTAAAATAGGCTGTCCTAATCTTGCTTGTTTTGCTCTATATTTATTATAACTTCTTTTTAAAGCATTGACTAATAAAGGGCTATTAACACTTACATCAATTTTAATATCTATTCCCGCTTTATCTAAAAGCATATCTAGTGCAGATCTAGTTTCTTCACTTTCTTCAATAGATATTTCTTCTTCTGTTTTTACTTCTTCAGGTTGAGTGCTTTCTGCTCTAGTTTCTTTATAAACGTTTAGGTGACTTTGAATTTGTTTAAATAATACTGAATGTACTTCTGGTACAACCTTACCATTATCATCATAGAAGTCCTGTAAAAATGTTACATTACCTGTTTCCAAAAACATTTTTGTTTGTGAAATAGCCGGGTATACACCCATTTTACCTAACTGATTTATTAATTCATTTGCCTCAACAATACTTACATACTGCTTTAACATTGCTTCAGTTATCTTAGAACGCTGATTATAAATCTCTTTGTTTACTTCGTATTGTCTTTGTTGAATCTCAGAAAACTTTTCTGGATTTTGCATGTATTGAATAGCTTTATCATATACACGTGCTCTTCCTTTTAAAGCACCGTAGTCAACAATTTGCTCAAGAGCTGCATCTATTTTTGATTCATCAGCAAATGTACCAGCAGCAGATGCCATGAATCTTACATAGTTTCTAAATTCAGTTCTAAGCTTTCCTTTTAAAAGTTTGTTTCTTTTAAAGGTTCCATTCTTAAATCTATTCTTTGGATCAGTAATGATTTTTTGAATGGCTTTTAGTCTTTTTATTTTTTCTTTTTTTGTTTTATTAGATTCTCCAATACCTTTATCTGAACCTTCAGTTGCAATAATCTCAAGGTTAAGCATATCTATTTCATTCTGAATTGATTTTTCATCAAGCAAGTTTGTTATATCATTTGCTGACATTTTATCAAATAGCGGATCAGATTGTAATTTAGTGTAGATACTATCTGCTCTTTCTAATGCTCTTGTAAATCCATCATTAGTAAACATATATAAATAACGCACATGTTCATATGCTTCTTCATTTAACATTTCTCTAATGTATTCTCTTTGTTGAGTCTTAGGATTAAATTTATTTTTGTTAAAAGGGTTTTTGTATTTATCCTTGTTTAAATTATAAGACTCCTCCATCTTATCAATACCCACAAGCATATCATTAATACGTCCTCTTAGCTTACCATCTTTTTTATCTTTATTAGATACGCCTGGAAATGCTTGAGCTAACTCTTCATCTGTTAATTCTAAAAACCCTTTTAATTGATCTTTAAAATGTTGTGACCCATTACCAGCAAACATTGTATAGTATTGTTGGAATTTAGCTCTATCAGCACTATCAACAAAATTAAATATATCAAGAGCACCCTTTATGTTTTCAGCTGCTTCTTTCTGAATCATAAAGTTTAATCTGTTTACATCAAATAAACTAGAAGGATCTATTGCTTGAGCATCCCAAGATTTGTTATAAGATTCAACAACCTTATTAATCATGTTCTCTCTATTAGTCTTGTATTCAGCATATGCCTCTTTCTGAGACTTAGTTGCCAAACCTATACCAGCTTCCTGAAGACCATAGTTATATATAGAAGGTATACCTTGAAAGAATAACTTTTGAGGACCTTGCACTAAACCACCCATTAAAAAACCAGATAAAAACACACCTGCTCCCTCAGATGAAAACTGATCACCCATTGCTGATAGTATCATTTGATTTTTAAGTGCTTCACCACCTTGAGCTGGATTGTTAAGTACTTCTGTATAGTAACCTACTGTTGCTGCAGAAATAGCTTCCTGTCCAATTTCTTGTATACCTTCAGCAACATTGGCTGCAAAATAATCAAGCATAGCTATACCACCCGAACCAACAATACCTTTAAAACCTCCTGCTTTAACTTTTGCTAAAGTGTTTTTGAATCCACCACTTACATATTTAAATGGGCTTTTAATTACTTCACCTGCACCATTGATAACTTTTTTACCTGCGGTGTTAACAATATTTTTATTTATGCCTTTCTGAAATGTAGAACCCAAAGTCCTTTGTATTCCTCTTTGAAAACCACCCATAGCATTACCAATAACAAACCAGTTACTAGCATATATAAGAGGTGCATTACCCAATAATGTTTTAAATGCAGCTTGATTAGCAGCATTAGATACATCTCTACCATCAGTAATACCTTGTCCGCCACTAAAGTTATTAGCATCTGTAAGACCTTGCTTAAGAACCTTGTTGTAAACCATACCTGATTCCAATTTACTTTCAGCCATTGCTAAATTTACAGCTCTAAGATCTCTATAGAAACCACCAAAGCCAGAACTCATTTTAGCAAGATTAGTCATGTTTTGCCCAGCATTTTGTGCTGTCTTCATGTTTTGGAATGCTTTTACTGTGTTTGGTGTAAACCCTTTTCCTAATGTATTAAGCACCATTTTTCCACCTGTAACAGAAGCATTATAAAAATCTCTTGCTGTTTCAAGCTGTTTTGCTTTTTGAAGTATCTTTCTTGTTCTATCAAACAGCTTACTAAAACTGTATATAGCTTTTCCTGCTTTAGCAACATTTGCAACAGTTTTTGCACCAGCAGCTGGAGCAAGGGTACCTCCAGATAAACCAGAAACACCAGCTAGGATAATTTCTTCAATAGCAATAGAACCTAATATACCAAATGTATATGCAGAGTTAGCTGCTAAATTATTAAAGAAAGCACCAGCACCTCCTCTGGTTGATGAAGCAATTCCCATGGTATCTTCAAACTCAGTTGCAGTTTCAAAATCAGGAGCTAAGTAATCTCCTCCTGTAGCAAACTCATATACAGAGTTTAAACCAGTGCCAGCAAGAGACATCCATTGACCTCTCATTCTAGTCATGTCATCCCAGATAGTAGAGTTTGCATTATAAAAGTTTTCCATATTAGAATATGGTGTATAACCTAACTTATCAAATTCAGGATGATTATAATATCTCAAAAATTGACCCTGCCTCATACCAGAAAAAACAGGAGTTATTTTGCTATCAACAAATGGTTTTGAATCTAAAGTTAATACGTTCTTAACTTTTGTATAGTCATTTTCTTTAGGTATATCTTGAGTTATTGGATTATATGTATCAGTTGCAAAACTAGGTACACCAACTCCTAATGAAGCCATAGCACCTATACCATACTTATCTATATCTGCTTTATATTCATTAACACCGGAAATATCATCTGCTGCTAAACTACTACTTAGCAAATAGTCATTAAAGTTTTCTTCAGGAGTTTCAAACATTTCTGCCATAGGCTCAAAGCGGAACTGCCCTTCAGGTATAATGCTTGGGGCAGGTCTTTCTTGATTTCTAATCTCTTGCTGTAATGGCTTGTTAGATTCGTTTTCCATCTAATTTTGATTTATTATTTACCGTGTATAGCTTTATCTTTTTTCTGCAAAGCTCTATTATTAGTTCTAATATTTTCTAAGAGTTCCTGCATCTTCATTGTTTGCTGATCAATACCCATTAAACCTTGGCTAAAATCCATTTTCTCTGAGCCAGTTGAAGTTGTATATTCAGTCCAATTAGCTTGTTCAGCTGGATCTGTTGGCTTAGGATTATATCTATTAATTTCATATATCATATCATAGTCACCGGTTCCATTTTTAGTAATTCTAAAAGTACCTGTATTTGTAATTCCATCATCATTAGGAACAACATAATCATGATAAGTACTATTATCTCCTCCTAATATATCCATTTCAGTAGAAGAAAAATAATCATTTTTTCTAGCTTTAGGGTTTAGATCATACTTTTGATCAAAGACAAGAAATATACCCGTTCCTTGATCATCCTCACCGGCTCCTTTTAATAAAGCAATGTCATCAGTAGTTAATGCACCAAATTGTTTTGTAACGTCTGATGTTGGTCCTTTTACTTTTGAAGCTAACCATTCAGACATATTATCTATTTCAAAACCAGCATGCGTTTTGTCTGCCTTAGATGCTATATCAAAAACAGATTTGTATGAAAGTCTAAATATAGGAGCAATTGCTGCTGTATTAGATCTTTTAGGATTATTAAGCCAAGTTTGTGTATCTTTTATTAATAGATCCAAAACCTTAGTACCAAGACCATCTCTCTGTAGAAGTTGATCTTCATTTTTCAATGTACCAGTACCTATACCAAATGGAATACCGTTTTCTTTTAAGTACTTTAATTGACCAAGCATGTTTTGCATTTCTCCAAATGCATTGGGGCTTGGTGATAACGGATTAAATTCATATGTATATGTAGGATTATTTACTATATCTGCATAGCCACCTTGGACACCATTCTTAATAGATTCAAATGAAGCTGACGCAGTGTTAGCATCTCTTTGATCTGTTAAAGCAGCATTTAATTCTAATGCTAAAGCATCAAAAACTTTTCCTGCTTCACGTCTAAGTTCAGCTTCATCAACAACTTTATTACCTGTTTTAGTCTCTCTATATTTTGTTACCGTTCCACCTTCACCATCTCTAGTTGTATATGGAGTATATGTTACTTCATCAATCATATATCTTTCATCAGCTGAACCGTCTACTACCCATGATTGATCTGTATTAGTTAATTCATTATTCTGAACTCTTCTTAAAGCTTCTTGAAAATGTTCTTCTCTAGTACCATAAGGTGCACCATTCTCATCAAACAAACCTGGCATACCAGCATCTAACATGCCCTTTATATTTTTAGCTACAGTAGACCCAGATGTCACAGTATTTAAAACATCATTGTTATCATAAGCCTCTTTATATGTTCTATATGCTTCTTGAATAATTATATCACCTGCTTTTGCTTTTGTATCTATACCATTAACCCCAACCATTCTATTATACAAAGCATCATATTGTGTTGACTGATCTTGAGTAGTAGGTATATTATCTTTAGTTACCTGTCTAGTATCTATAAATGCAGCTTTATTTGTATTATATAATTCTTTGATAGCATCTATATATTTTAACCCTCCAGTTCCATCTGAATTAGCAGGAGTACTTAATATTCTTCTTAAATCACTAATACTTCCATTTACTTCTCCTCTGCCTTTAATATTTATACTATAGGTTTGATCTTCAGCATTTGTATTTCCTTTAGGGTACATTAGCTGCAGCATTCCGCTTTGGTTATCTGTACCCAATATTGCTCCAACATAATCTACAGCAGTAGACTGTAAATGTTCCGCATAAGCTTTTTGTGTAGTTCCTACAATATCTGAATTAGCCGTAAAATTACCATCTTCATCTACTGCACCAGTTATAGTATTTGCATCTGAAAGACTAAACACAGGTTCATTTAACATAGATGCTAAATCACCAAAAAAACCACCACCTGCAGCAGCAGATCCTTCAGCCCAAGGTAATGCAACAAGGTTTCCTTTCTTGTCATACTTATACCCTTTCTCTAATAAAGTATTATCATCTTTTCTATTTGCTTTATATGCTGCAAGGTTAAATTCATTAGTAGCACGTGCTTGAATTTCTGCCATGTTATATTTAAACTCCTTTTCCTTAACAGCAAATTCATTAGGTTTCATTTCAAAGATATAGTCTCTAGCACTCCATGCTTGAGCAGATTCTTTCATATCATCTATAATGTTACTTTGCATATACAAGTTATATGCTTTATTTATAACATTCTGATTTGTAGGAGTAGGTCTATTGACTTCTTGTGCTATTTGTTTTTTAGCTTCTATATCTAATTTATACTTTTCTATATCAGATAGTTGCTCTCTGTCTAATTTATCAAGACCACTACCCGGTACAATACCATTTTTAGCTTTATAGTTAGACCATGTAACAGCAGAATTTTCTGCTTTACGTAATGCTTCTACATCATTATTTAACTCAGCAGAATTTCTAGCTTCTATTCTTCTAATAGTTTCATTGGCCCACATTTCTTGACCGTTACTAAGAGATGCAGCTGCACCATTATTAACAGCATCAGTTGCAAAGTCCATCCCTGCAACATAAGCTTCCATTTGATAAGCTTTTTGTACAGAAGGATTATCTAATAGGTTATTTCTAATCTGTTGTAGTGCTGCACCAGTAACCAAAGAACCATTTTGTTCAGTAATAATCCAATCAGTGTTGGCTATTTCTTTTCTATTTTCACGTGATACAGGTTTATTAGGATCAAAGTTTGGGTTTGGTACTTTAGCAAACCTATCCATTTTCATTTTCAATGGTGGATCCATGTTAGCCAACATTTGCTGACTCATTTTAAATAAGTTAGCTTTAGGCACATAATCAGGCAAAGACATTCTTAATGCATCTTCTGGATCAGAATTAATAAACTCATCCATTTTATATTGCATGCCTCTCATTCCAACATCCCAGTATTTTTCTTGTACCGTTTGATCAGGAGAATTTAATAAGTTCTGTGCTCTTTGTGATTGATCTCTAAACCTTGAGGTATAGACCATATCCTTTACAGTAATATCATCTTCATAGAATGGTGCAAAAACACTTTTAGCCGCATCTACATTAGAAGCTAATGATAAATCTAATCCTGATATTTGTTCTATTTGAGGAGCAATTTGCTCAGCATATTGATCTCTCCTCTCTTTAGTATCTTCTCTTGATAAGTCTGCATAAACAACTTTATTATATAAGTCATTTGTAGCTTTGTAATTAGCATCATACTTATCAGTTCTAGTTTGTAGAACAGCAGACAAGAATTTATAATCCGGTGTAAACGGTTTAATGTCTGGTAAATAAGTATCTGCTCCTTTAACGTATGTTGCCATAATGTAAAATTAATATAATTATATAAGTTTACAAAGTGTTTTGTATAAACCCTTTAGGTTTACATTCCCATCTTACCACTGTAAAATGGTACTGCCCACTTTGATAACTTTTTTATTTCTTTTCCTTTTTGTGATCTAGTTATTGTATTCCTAGCTGCATCATATCCTACTGGTGCTCCTTGAGTGTTAAGTTCATTTTGACCATATGTTCTTTGAGTATTAGTAGAAGAACTTACAGGACCATATATTCTTTCCCACATGCTTTCTGTAACTTCCCTTTGATTACCCTTTTCATCTTTACCAACAAGTTCTTGCAGTCTTTGCCACTTTTCTATATTTGATTGAACTTGATCTCCTTGATTATCTTTCATTAATTTTTTGCCATTTGGACCAAATTCTACTATACCTGCTCTAGATGGATTAACATTATAATAATCATACAGTTGATTCATATTATATGTATTAGCCATATTGGTAAGTCCTGCATTATATAACTCATTTGTTTTTGCAGTTTGCCAATTCTTAAAGTTATCGGCATTTTGCAATGCAGTAACTGTATCATCATATAGTTTTTTGGTTGTTGCATTATTTAACTGATCAACTTTCATGTCTAACTGAGGCTGCATAGTTGCAACTTGATTCATAGTTCTGACATTGTTCTGATTAACTTGATTAATAGCTTTAGCATTAGCATCTAAAGTTTTACCTTGAATGTTACTACGTGCAATTGCCTGTGGACCATAAGCACCTAGTGCCTGCGCCATTGTATTTTGAGCAGCAAGATTAGCATTTACTCTACCAGTATAGTCATCTAATACATAATCAATTTTTTGATCCTCTAATACTGGAGCAAATGGAAGATATAGATTATCTTTTATATTATTTTGAGCAATAAGATTATTTATATCTTGTTGCCACCATTGTGGATCTACTTCTGGTTTAGGCTGTACTTCTGGTTTCTTTGTAATCTTTTCTGGATCATCTGGTAAATCCATAAACTTCTCATCTCTTGGTTGATAGTTCATATCAAAACCAGGAGCATTTACAGTATAACCACCTCTCTTACCATCAAATCTTCTTTTTTTCCATTCTTTATCTAGCTTACCATCTCCATCCTTATCATATGTAGCAGGATCATTTTTAAGTCTTTCTGCTAATACTTCATCTGTAAAGAAGTAAGGAATATATTGAACACCTTTTTTATCAAAGTATTCTTTTCTTTTTTCTTCATATTTATTTTGAAATGTTCTCCAGTTTTTATCATAACCCGGATCTGACATTTTCATATTAAACTTAAAGTCAACCCCTTCTTCCTCTTTCATTGCATCAATGACTGCTTGATTTCTGTAATAAAAATCTTGTTCAGAATCCTCACTAGAAAAAACATTTGAACCATAGCCAAAACCATCTGTATTTACAGCTTGAACATCAGGTAATTGATTACCAGAATACTTACCACTTATAAAAGTTGCTATATCACCTACATTAGGATCCTCATTTAATTCTTGCTGACTTCTTATATCTGGTGTATATGTATCTGCAAGATCTCCTGAACCTGATATTTTATCTTGATCAAATACTTGTACTTGAGTGCCTTCTTTCATGGTTCTACCATCAACAGCTTCTCTTACAAAAGATATTCTGTTTTTACCATCTTTCTTTACTACAGTAGGAACATATCCATCTGCTATATATTGATCATATTGTTTAGCCTTTTCACTTCCTGCTGCATATGGATTTTTATTACCATCAGACTCTACAACAGTTTCTACTTGTTTATCAGTAGCTTCTACTTGCTTATCAGTTGTTACAGCTTCTGCCTCAGTTTCTGTTACTGTCTCAGTTACATCTTCTGTAATTCTGTATTCTTCAGGTACTTGACCATTTTGAATTGCAGCAATAGCTTGTCTTCTCAATTCTGATTTAGGAATAGGATCAGAGCCATCTTCTAAATACCAAGCTTTACCATCCCAAGTAGCATCTTTCATGTTCTTAGGATAACCAAGATTTTTTCTTTTATAATACTGTCTAGCAGTTTCACCTTTCTTTTGATAGCTTTCTAGTTCTTTACCTTCTCCTGCTTTAATTAAAAAGTCACCCAGCTCAGTACCAAATTGAGCCATATTGCCAATCATAGCATTATTTTCCATAGCTAATCCTGGTTCACCTGCAGGTGGCATAAATGCATCCATTGGTGCAGGCATTCCTTGTTGTGGCATTTGTTGTTGAATATCTTGTTGTTGCATTTGTTGAGCCATCATTTCTTGCAACATCATTATTTGTTGCTGTTGCTCTAATGGTAATGATGCAAATGCTTTGGCTTCTGCTTCTTTTCTTGATATCTCTTCTACTTTAGCAGTAAACTCAATTGGGTCTTCGCCAATAGAAACCAAGTATGGATGAGATGCTAAAGGCACCCCATCTGAAAAATCTTTTTTAGCTTCTTGTATAAAGGCAAGTTTAGATAAATCATTCATATTTTTTTTAAGCATAAGCTCTGCACTTGTAGCAGAAATATTATCTGCATATTGTGAATCTAATTCTGCATAATAATCTTGCAACCCAAACTTTTTAGAAATTTTAGCTGGGGTTTTTCTACTTCCTCCTAATCCAAACTCACTCATTTCATCTTTTGAAAGTTTAAGTTTTCTTGTATCAGAAAAAATAAAAGATTGTTCTGGCAAAAACATTGGTACACCACCACTACTATGTCTTGGTCCTGTTATATCATATAAACCAAATGTTCCATCATCATTTAAATCAGTTAATACTGTTTCTCCACCTTCTGCTTCTAAGTTAGCATCTTCTCTAGGTACACTAGATAAACTATATCTAACAGATTCATCTTGTGAATTATTAAAGTTAGTGCTACCATAATATGCTTGTGGAGTTGTAACCAAACCATAATCAGCTTGATCACCTGTTGTCATACCACCATCTCTCATAGACTTTGTATCTTCAACAACTTTCCCATTACGGATGCTGAAACCTTGCGGTAATTTGTTTATTTTAATTTTTGCCATAATTATAATTTTTCTATGTCAGCTCCAGCTGCAATTAGTTTTGCCAACATTCTTGAATCAACTTCTACAGTCTGCTCTCCTCCATTTTGTTTTTTTGATTTAATCAAATGAATGTAACCATTGTCATCATCATAATAATCAGCGGTCTTAAAATCATATGATCTACCATCTTCACTTGGATCTGAAGTATAATAAGGAGCTTTATTTTTATAATTTACATTAACAGGTTGACCTGCATTATATGCTTCAGGATCAATTTGTGATGCTAAGTATTGTTGTAATTTAAACTCAGGAAACATTCTAGCACCACTTAAGTTATTGCTATTACCTATAAACAGTGTATCATTTTCAGTAACTCCCATTTGAGACATAATATCTTTTATAGCAGTTTCATCATTTTTGTTTTTACTTCTAAATAGCTCTATATACTCTTGTAGGTAATTATGATCATAGTTTTTAATTCTATTTTTTCTTTCTTTTCTTGTTTCTCCAGCTTCTTGAGCTTTAGCTAACTCTCTTTTAATAACTCTATCTCTATTTGCAAGATATGCTTCTTCTCCTTTAGCTCCACCATATGCCATATTACTAAGTATGTTATGCTGTGCTTCTGGAGGCAATGCTTTAAAGCCAGGATTGTTTACACCACCACCTTCTTTACTCATATATAATCCTGTTGTTCTATCACCCTCACTACCCATTAGTCCGGTGTTTACATCAAAAGTCCCCCTCTTATTAAATGCATCAGTAGTAGTTCCATATAAATTATCTGCAACTACATCACCACGCATATCTGCATAAGCATTATTCCATTCTTTTTGCTGGTAAATATCATTAAAAATATCAGCTGTTTGAACTGCGGCATTAGATAAATCACCAAATAATCTACCACCTATTGTATTTGGAAATCTTAGTAAGCTATTATTAAAATTACTAAGTAAAGCATTAGGACTTTTATCTTTTTTGGCTGTAGGAAGATTTATATCTCCAAATAAATCTGCTGCTGTTCTTTGAGCAGGTTGACTATTTGTTTGATCTTCTGTTGGATTTGGATTAAAAGGATTATCAAACTGTTCTACATATTCTGCATACAGCTGTTGAGCATTGGCACCACCTCTTGTAACAGGGTCTTGCACCACCCATTCCTTAAAGGTAAGCTTATCATTTGCTACCGGACCTCCAGCTGAACCTGCAAACTGTTTAATAGGAAGCTCTGCCCCATACATAGCAAACATTTCTTGAAAGTCTGTAAAATTAGGAAGGCCTTTATCAAATTTAGGGTCTAAAGGACCATCATAGTCTTTTGGAATAAACATATCAAATCCAGGATCTAAAACATCTTGAATACCATTTTCATCAAATCCAGAATCTGGAGTATCTTGAATACCATGTTGATCAAATCCAGGATCTAAATCTACTTCTTGT